CCGATTCGGCGCAGTTGCCACTCGATGTCTGGGGAACAGGAACGCCGTGTCCGCACGATCTATTGGGAGCTGCGGGAGGCCGGGGCGTATGACGCCGTGGCCACGTTAACCCGCATGGCAGACGGGCGGGCGCAGACCTACGTGGACCGCCAGCCGTTCAGAGTGATTGGGTTTGAAGCGGAGCCTTAGCGGTAGCCCACCGTTTGAATTACAATGTTCTTATTTTCAGACTTCCACGACTGCACACGCTTCTCTGGAAACGGTCCCTCAAAGTACACCGACTCTCGCGCGCCAACGTGGAAGTGGGCGAAGTCTGTCGACACAGTGGCTGGTTCATGGCCAAGATTCGTAATAGCCAGACCAGAGATCCACGCAACACTCGATGGCACGAGCAGTACGTTGGCTGTTGGTGCAACATGGGCCAACGCCATCGGTGCGAGCGCGGCGACCGCAGCCACCTTCGCGGAGAGGAAGAAAAAGGCGCGGCGAGAGAGGTGCTGACGCGGCTGACAGAGGGCGCGAATGTCATGGGCAACGCCGCAGTATTCGCAGACCATGCGACGAATCATAGCACGCTAGCACCACCAGACCAGTAACGGCACGACGAGCCGTTCCGGCTGCTCAGCGAGCCTTCCCAGGATCAGGCATACCGCTTAATCACGTCCGGCGGCGGAAAGGCCTTCTTGCGGCGGTCCACCTTAGCCCGCCGGTCGGTGCCGCTTCGACGGTCTGCGCGGCGCCGTTCTGTGTAACGACCAATCCCCGGCGTAAGCAACTCATGGGCCGCAAGGCCAAACACCCGCGCGACCCGCTCCACGTCCGGCAGCCGCATCCCACGCTGTTCTTTGGGGTTCTGTGGTGGATTCAGGATTCTGGATAGCCATGCGTCCGTGCGGTGCCTGGTGCGAGACCCCACCACCATCTTGACGAGATCCGCCGGACGCATGCCACGTGCCTCAAGCAGTGCCCGAATGTTGTGCCGTAATAGATCTTCTACCGTCACCTGTCAGCCAAACCCCTACTAGCCGTATTGCCGCCTGCAAATAGGTAACACGAAAATAGTTGCCGATTCGCATAAACCGATGACGATTAGTGTTGACACTGGCTTTGCGATTCAGTAAGCTTTGCTCACAATGAACGCAGCCGAACGCCTCCGGGCTTACCTAAACCGCAACCGACTGAATCAGGCCGAATTTGCGCGCGAAGTCGGGTTATCAGAGCCGTTTGTGTGCCAGCTCCTGAACGGCACACGACAGCCATCACTTACCAAAGCCGCAATTCTAGAGGGGGTCACTGGTATCCCCGCGAGCGCATGGGCGGTAACAGATGATGCCGAATTGGCAACAGCAAGCATGAGCAAGACCCGGAAACGCTAGCATTCACGGCCTGCAAATGCAAATCTGCGATAGTTTACATAACTGGTCTTATAAGTCGGGGGCCTACTTACCGAAACGCAAAGACTATAATGCGAATCGGCAAGTGGACTGGCAGGGCTTGTTCTGGTCGAAGGTAAGCAAGGATGCGGACGGCTGCTGGCGGATACGCGGGGCGCGGGCCAACCCGGCTGGTCACATCCACATCCTACTGCCGAACGGTTGGCGCGTCTACGCCCATCGGCTGTCGTGGTGGTTGGCGAACGGGAAGATTCCGAAAGGCGCGTCGATCTGCCATCGCTGTGACGTGCCCTGCTGCGTAAATCCTGCCCATCTGTTTCTGGGTTCCACCAAAGACAACATGCACGACTCGGTCCAGAAGGGCCGGAAGAACTGCTTCGGCATTCAAAAGCTGAACGCGGAACAGGTGCGAGAGATTCGCGCACTGGCTGCCCAAGGCGGCATAACCCACAAGGAAATCGGGCGTCGGTTTGGCGTGGCGCGGAACACGGTGAGTCAGATCGTGAACCGTGTCTGCTGGAAGCACGTGAAATGACCACGCTAACTCTCCTTCCTCGTTTCTGGCTTGGGCGGCTGTCGGCGGTCGCTTACCGGCTTCAACAGTCCGGCGTCGCGCAGCGCCTCAATCAGTTGAGTGATGGTCAGCGGTGAACTCATGAGCCGAATTATTGCTGCACACCGTTCAACGCAGGAAGTCCGAATGCCGGAGCGCATCGGACACGGCAAGCGGGCGGAACTGCCGCCGAGTCCGACCGAGTCCGATTTCGGACATGGCCCGCAGATCTGGGACGCCATCGTGCGCGGGCACGGCTCGGTCAAAGCGGCGGCGTTCACGATGGGGCAGAAGGACGCCTCGCAGATTCGTCGACAAGTCACGACCGGGACCATTCCGTTGCGGGAGTTCATGGAAGCCGACGAAACCGCCCTGTGTGAGTTCGCGGACTACGTGTTGGAGACCTTTCAACCCGCGCGGAAAAGCAAGCAGCAACTGGCGTTGGAAACCTTGCCCGAGATGATGCGCGTGATCATCGAGGCCTTAACGGAACTGAGAGGAGACCGCCGATGAAATTATCCGAAGCGATGAAGCTTGGTGCGATGGTGAAGCCGAAGGGCGTTGATGAACTGTTCACTATTAATCAACGCGGGGAATTGGCGTCGTGCGCCATTGGAGCGGCTATTGATGCGCTTTATGGTGAGGCGACAGAGTCAACAGACGCAGACGGCCCAGCGCATGAGATTTACGAGCGGTTCGGGTTTTTGCAGTCGATTGCGGACTGTCCAGCCTGCTTGTGGAATGACGACTTCCACGGCGAGAACGTGTTCGCCATCGTGCATCACCTGAACGACGACCACAACTGGACCCGCGAACAGATCGCGGACTGGGTCGCCACCATCGAACCGCAGGACGCCGAGACCCCACAGCCTGTGCCGGTGCCTGTTGCCGTGCTGGTGCAGCGATGAGCAGCCGTCTCGAGATCGCCTTACTCCTGATCGAGCAAGCGGGCTATCCCGCACACATGGTGAACCAGGACTCGATTGCGTGGCACCTGAAGCGATCGCCGTGGAAGTCGCCCGAAGTGGTGGTGCGGGAACTGAACATCTGGCCGCGTTGTGAGGCGTGTGACCGCGCCATTGCGGAACGGCAGCGGGAGTCGTGATGCTGACCCCTCGCCAGTCGTTCAACGTCGCCTGCTTACTTCAGCAAGATCGCATCATGGCCTTCTTACGGCCCCAGACGATCTCTAGTTTGCCGCACGCGCTGCTTTACAAACCGGCTCCCAGCTCGGCACGTGAAGGAGGAACAGTGCGTGCGGTAATTCGCTCGAATCACGTCCATCGCTGTGAACTCACCGAGACCCAGCGGCGGAAGCAAGACGAGAACAAAGCCTATCGCGAGCGGAAGAAACAAGTGCAGCGCAGCAATCGGAACACCCCGCTGACGCCGACGCTGTTTGAACGGTACGTGGAGTCGTAATGACTGTGAGGTCGACATGGTCTGGCTGGCTCTTCTGGCTGCGTGGGCGCTGTTCGGATTCTTTTGTTACGCCATCCTGCGTGCGGGCGCACGAGAGGACGCGCTACGCGAAAGGCTGGGAGACAGCACCCCAGTGGGACTTGGCGGCGAGCCGCCGGCAACCGTGGTTGACCGCCGAGGACAAGCGCAAGACGTTCCGGATCGTGCGGAGCGCATGAAAGGGTGGGCACCTGATGACACCACGTTTATCTAGGCCGTATCTCCGTGAGTTGTGGTCCGGCCTGTGGTCATGGGATGGGATCTGGCCGCTCAGTCAGGAGTTCGGATCGGTGCTGGCGATTGTGATCCTGTTCATGCTCGGGTTTATTGCGGGGCAGTTGTCGTGAGCTTCCACGACGCCGCCACACCAGAAGACACACCTGATTACGAGTTCGACGCCGAGATCGCCCGACTCGAGCGCCACACCACCGAGACGGAGGAAGGAGACGACGATGCAGACGAGCGAACAGATTAACGAGATCGCGACGGCGCTGGCGAAGGCGCAAGGGGCCATCGAGGGCGCGACGAAGGGGAAGGTGAACCCGCACTTTAAAAACGCCTATGCGGACCTGTCGTCGGTGTGGGAGGCGTGCCGTGAGCACCTGACGAAGAACGGGATCGCGGTGTTGCAGCCTGTGGCGCGCGTGTCGCACCCGAAAGACTCGAGCATGCACCAGTTGGTCACTCTCACGCGCCTTGTCCACACGTCTGGGCAGTGGATGCAGGATGGCGGGATTCCGCTGCTGTTGAGTAAAGAAGATATGCAGGGTCTCGGCTCGGCGCTGACCTACAGCCGGCGCTACGGGCTGATGGGCATGGTCGGGATCGCCCCGGAAGATGACGACGGCAACGCCGCCAGCCAGAAACCCGTGCGGCAGGAATCCGTAGAGGTGCCAGCCGGGTTTATGAAGTGGTGGAACGAATTGGAAGACGTATCTGCGGAAGGGACGGCCGCGCTGAAAAAGATGTGGGCTGCGGCGCGCCCGGAGTATCGCCAGCACGTCACGAAGCACACGCCGTTGGTGTGGGAAGAACTAAAGGCGAAGGCCACACACGCTGACATGGCGGTGCCCGCATGAATTTCACCGTCTGTCTCGCCGACCAACGCTCCGAAGAATGGCGCCACGCTCGCTGTGGTCGGCTGACTGGCTCTCGCGCCGCCGACATGCTGGCGACGATTAAAAGCGGGGAAGCCGCCGCCCGCCGCGATCTCCGGATGCAGCTCGTCTGCGAACGGCTCACCGGCCAGCCACAGGATGACGTGTTCGTGAACGCCGCCATGCAGAGGGGCATAGATTGCGAACCGCTGGCGTTTGCGGCCTACGAGTCGCTGACGGGGCAAGTGGTGCATCGCTCCGGGTTCTTATCGCTCTCTGACTATCAGATGGGTTGCTCGCTCGATGGGCATGTGGATGATTTCGTTGGCATCTTAGAGTGCAAGTGCCCGAAGTCGGCGACACACCTGCAATACCTCAAAGACGGCACGGTGCCGAAGGCGCACCTCCCGCAAATCACCCACAACTTGTACGTGACCGGCGCCGAGTACTGCGACTTCTTTTCGTGGGATGACCGCTTCCCCACGCCGTTGCAGACATTCCTGGTGCGCGTCAACCGGGCCGACGTGGATCTGAAGGACTACGAAACCAAGGCGCTGGCGTTCCTCTTGGAAGTCCAGCGCGACTACGACGCCATCCGCACGATGACCGACCTGACGACGGTATTAGAGGAGACAGTGAATGCCCTTTGAAAAGAACCCGGATGAGATCGGCGCCCTCTGGCTGCACGCGAGCGCGAAAGGTGACTACATGACCGGCGAGATCACCATTGGCGGCGTGACACAGAAAGTGGTGTGCTTCCACGGCAAGAGCACCAGCCCGAAGGCGCCCACGTGGAACGTGTTGAAGTCCAAGCCACGGTCGGAGATGGCGACCCCGCCCGCCGGCACGTTTAACGCGAACGATACGGACATCGAGTTCTAGTGACGGTCCGCGATCTCGTCCGAGCGGCGCAACGCGAGATTCGTGACACCGATCTGCAACCGGATCGGGCGGCGGATCTGCTCGTGCGGCTCACGTCGCTGATTGGGAACGTGAACGACGAGATTAGGGAAGCCGATGCGGACTACGCCACGGTGCTCTTGTCGTTCCTCCAAGCGGACGAAGCGGCGAACCGAGCCAAGATTCGCGCCGAGACCACGCCGAGTTTCCAGCGCAAGCGGGAAGCCCGCGACACCAAGGAACTGGTGATTGAACTATGCCGAAGCCTGAAATATCTCCTAAAGGCGAAGTCCGAGGAACTGGCCCTGTCGAGGCACCAGTGACGCCAGAGCCATGCCATGTTTGTGGCGATCCCGCCGTGCATGTGGTGGAGGACAGCGACGATGCCTCTGGGTATCGGGGTGAAATTGGCCTTTGTGAACAGCACTGGGCGGAGCGGCGATGATCACCAAACCCAGGCCGAAACTTTTAGAGAAGCGCGACAAGAAAGCCGCCACAGACGCCTTAGATCGCGCCGAGAACGCCAGGGTGAGGCAGCGGAGCGGCGGGCAGTGTGAAATGTTGACGACGAACGATCCCGTGTTCCGTAATCGGCGCTGCCCCTTGCGCGCTTCCCATATCCATCACCTGATCAGCGGCATCGGCCGGCGGAACGTGGGGAAGTCCATCGAAGCGGCCCACAAGCTCCACGTGTGCGATCGGTGCCATGAAGAGATCCACGGGCACGTGTTGAAGCCGGTGAACGACTACGAGAAAGACGCGGCAGCCACGGTGCGGTATGAACGAGTCAGGTAGAACGAAAGGCGGCGTCGGTGCAGCAACTTCATCTCTGGCTCAAGTTCTACCCAAAAGACTGGAACGGAGACCATAACTTGCGCGCCTGCTCCCTCGCTGCGCGTGGCCTGATGGCGTCTCTCCTGGAGCCGATGCATGAGTCGGAACCGTACGGGCACCTGCTCGTCCGGGGGAAGAAGCCGGACTTCAACGAGCTGGCCGTCATCGCCAGTTGCAAGCTGCGGGAGGTGAAATACGGCATCGAGGAACTCCTAAAAATGGGGGTATTGAGCACGAATTCTGACGGGATTTGGTACTCGCGGCGCATGGTTCGGGATGAAGAACGACGTAAAAGACAGTCGCTCGGCGGCACGCGAGGAATGGCGACGCGTCAATCCCATCAATCACTTACCATGATTCACTCGCCAGTGGACTCGCCAGTGGTCTTGGAGCAGGTTGTCCCAAAGCAGGTGCCACCCATAGAAGCTAGAAGCCAGAAGCTAGAGGCTAGAGAAGAGCGGGAGAGCGCCCCCGCGCGAACACCAGACCGAAGCGAGACACGAACACCAGCCCCTCTCATCGCGCAATCGGCCCATCGGAACCACGCGATCTGCGGCGTCGTCTGTCTGCCGGCGGCGATGTATGAAGACTTCGTGGCGCGGTCTCGGCACCAGGCCGACCCGCGGAAGTACGTCTCCGACTTCTTCGCCACATGGAACACGCGGTATCAGTCCGGCGATCGGAAAGAGCAAGTCATCAGCGGAGATGCGTTTACGTTCTGGCGAGACCGCTGGAAAGAAACCCACGCGGCCGCGGATAAGCCCGCCGTAGTCGACGTGGCCGCACTGGCGTGGCAGAAAATTCAGGCGGACAAGGCGCGGTACGGGCGATGACCAGCGCCGACTATTCGGATTTCGTCGCGATGTTTCAGGAATTGGCGTCGATCTTCCGCTTTTACGGCACGGAAGAACAGAAGGCCGCCGCGATGGGGGCGTATTTCCAGACGCTCCAAAGCTATCCCCTCGATCGCGTGCGGAAGGGCTACGAGCAACTCAAAGTCACCGCCACAAAGATGCCGGTGCCGGCGCAGTGGATTACCGCGATGCCACGCGGCGACAACGCCTTACCGGAGATGGACTGGCGGCAGCAGAAAGCGTCAGACGAAGCGGAGCGGTTGTTCTACGAAGGGGCGTTCTGTCATTGCGCGGAGTGTGAACAGGCGAACGTGACGCATCTGAACCTGCGCTATGTGCCAGTGCAGGACCGCGACGGCAACGTGATGCCCATGAAGCATCCGAACCGATCGCAGCCGGTGTTATTGGGCGAATGGCTTCACGGCCAGCGGCTGCGGAGTTGGTATCGCGCTCGAGCGGAGTTCTACCAGAAGCTCGAGAGTTTGAAGCCGGGGATTCGGCAGGTGATTGAACCAGCCGAAGTTGGGTAGGGGGGAGATCCAGCCCGTGAGGGGGAGGATGAAGCTGTTGGATTTGTTTTGTGGAGCGGGCGGTGCGGCGATGGGCTACCACCGCGCTGGCTTTACGGAGATCGTCGGCGTGGACATCAAGCCACAACCGCGCTATCCGTTCACCTTTGTGCAGGCCGATGCGTTGGAGTATTTCGATGGCCATTGGGCTGATTTCGATGCGGTTCACGCCAGCCCGCCATGTCAGAAATATTCGTGGGCGGCGCGGCGTTGGCGGAACGTTGAGCGCGCCGATCTATTAGAGCCGACGCGCAAGCGCCTGGATGGTGTTGGCCTCCCGTGGGTGATCGAGAACGTCATTGGGGCGCCGATGAAGTATTCGGCTGTGCTGTGCGGCACGATGTTCGGTTTGCGCGTGTTGCGCCATCGGATGTTTGAAAGCAACGTGTTTATTTGGGAGCCATCTCATCCTCGCCATCGAGGCACTGTCGGAGGCGGTCAATACGTGACGGTGGCCGGCCACGGCGGGAACAACGCGAAGGGCCACGGGGGGCGGAAGGCCAAGCAGGACGCGATGGGCATCGACTGGATGAACGATCAAGAACTCAACGAAGCGATTCCGCCAGCCTATACGGAATACATCGGGCGGCAATTACTGAGTAGCCCGTGAGGGGGAGGATGACTCGCTATAAATTGCATTGGAGTTCGGGGAGCGGGCCATCCCCCGAATTGAAGTGGCAGATTTGGGATTGGCGTCTTCGCGCGCCAGTGGTGCATTTAGAAAACCGGGCGCTCGGTCGCCAAATTTGCAAACTGTTAAACGACAGCGACAAAAGGAGAGTGACAGATGGGACAAGCGTTTGATAGTCGCGGCAACGTGCTCGGCGAGGCAGAAGGTGACACGAAAGAGGAAGTCTTTAAGAAGCTGAATGAGTTTAAGGACGCGGCCGAGATTCGGATTCGTTCGATGGCGCCGCCTGTGCCACAGGCGTACGATCCGCCACGGGCGGCACCACAGCGGCTCAGTCTCGACAATGTGGAGCACGCGTTCACATACCACGCATGGAACGACGACCAGAAAAAGCGAGGCGCTGAAGTCACTGGGGATTTGATTGAAGCCGCGAAGTCTATTTTGCGGAATGTGCCGGAGTGCCCGATGCGAACACGGGCGCTGAACAACCTCATCGACGCGCGGATGATCGCGAACGCGGCGATTACACACGACGGGCGGTACTAAAGCTATCGCGCGGCGCGAACGCGGGCGCCACTAGTGCCGAGTGTTCCTCGTTAGAGGTAGGGCTGGGAAACAAAGCGTGGCAGCTCGGAGAGACGAGCACTTGAGTAGCCCGTGAGGGGGAGAGGCGAGCGATGACGAAGAACAACAAAGAGAAAAGAGATTATGCGCGCCGGTGGAGGGAGTGCGTCTAAGACCCTCTCTCGTCACCGCGACGACGAACTAGCTTGTTCGTAGAAGATTTGCCGGAAAAGGAGACGACGATGCGATTAAGTGAAGCTATTCGATTAGGGGCGATGTTGCGACCGCAGGGTATTGGCACGCTGAACTCAAGCGGGAGTTGCGCGCTGGGTGCGGCGGGTGAGGCGATTGGCGCGAAGTGCCCGCAGGCGATGTGCGGCATTCTGCCATTGCTCGTTGCGCGATGGCCCCGCTTGATGTCACAGATGGTGACGTTGCCGTGTGCGTGCCGCTTCGACTTTCCTTTTGGTTCCGCAGTTTTACACCTCAACGATAACCATCGCTGGACCCGCGAACAGATCGCGGATTGGGTGGAGACGATCGAGCCGCAGGCTGATGAATCTCAGACAGCGGTGGAAGTGGCGCAGCCGGTTGTCGCGGTAGCTCGAACGCAGAACTTTCTATAACCGTTCCGTGCGCGCATAAGGATTTGTATTTTATTTCTATATTAGGAGCGGCCCGCAGACGTATGAGCACCCCACAGGACTAAATGGCAGGACACGATAACTGGCTGACGCCGCCCGATCTCTTCCACCTGCTCGATCGCGAGTTCGGCTTCGACCTCGACGCCTCGGCGTCGGCAGGGCATGAGAAGTGCGCGCGCTTTATTACGCCCGAGCAGGACGCGCTGGTGACACCGTGGGAGGGCCGAACGGTCTGGGTGAACCCGCCTTATTCCCTGATGAGTAAGTTCGTCCAGCGGGCGTGGGAGCAGTGCCAAGAGCACCGCAACACCATCGTCCTGCTGATTCCGGCCTACACCGACCCCGCCTACTGGTATGACTGCATCGTGCCGTATGCCGATGAGATACGGTTCCTTGTGGGGCGCGTCAGCTTCTTGGAGAACGGGGCGCGGAAGACATCAGCGCGGTTCCCCTCGGTGGTGATTGTGTTTCGCTGGCGGCAGGGCGAGTTCAAGAAACCGCCGCACGTCTGGTGGTGGAAGTGGCGCAACGCGCCGAACAACGGCGAGCAGAAAGGCAAGCGACCGTGGGCGGTGCGAGAGAAGAAGAAAACGCCGCCTCTCTTAGATGAGATGACGGGCATGACTGCCGACGAACGAGGGTGGTTGGGCTAATGGCGAAATACGCATATCACCAAATCGACGGCAATCAACGCGAGATCATGGACTACCTCCAAGCGCACGGCTTCAGCGTGGAGAGTATCGGCCGACCGCTCGATCTGATCGCGGGGAAAGACGGGCGCACGTATCTGCTCGAGATCAAGCTCCCGAAAGCTAAGCTGCGGCCGACACAGGAGAAGTTCCTCGCGAGCTGGCGTGGGCACGCGGCGGTGATCCGGGATCTGACCGATGCGAAGGCGTTGATTGATCGGCACAATCGAGTGCAGGAGTTTAGCGAGCTATAGCGAGCGGGTAAAGCGGTCTTGGTATTTAGGCCGCACGGGCCGTAATTCTTTGTCGCATTTTCGTCTGTGGAAAGGCAGGGCACGATGACGGCACGCCCCACACGGCCCCTGGAGGAATTAATTGAGGAACTGGGACGTTTCCATTGGGCGATAGAACGTCATGCGCGTGATGAGTTTCGGGAGACGATGCGGCAACTACGTGCCCTCCTCGCCGTCCCTCCCGAGGGGGAACTGTGGAATCCTCAACACGATTGGCAGTTGTCGGATGGGAAGTCGCGGTATCTCTGCTCGGTGTGCGGGCAATGGACCGCCAATATGCCGCTGTATCGTGACGAGATTTGTCCCAAGCGTGAGCGCCGCGAAGGCGAACGCAGGCGAGAACCGCAATGAGCCTCGACCAGAAACAACCCAAGGGCCATCGAAAGGCGTGGAACGGTGGGCATCGCAAGCCGAACGTGCGGACATGGCGACCGGGCCAGATCGTCTATTGCCAAGGCCAGTGGGCGTGCCGTGTTGTGGAGGATTTAGGGGATCGCGTGTGCTATGTCGCGCTGCAAGGGCACAGCAGTACATATCGCGGCGAACATCTGACGGCCATGAAGGATCTATTTACGGAGGTGCGCGATGGGCGATAGCGGATTTCAAAATCGAACGATGACGGCACGCCCCACACGGCCCCTTGAGGAACTGATTGCAGATGCGTTTCAGGTTGCCGTCGAGATGCACCAGACGTGTGCAATCTGCGTCGACGACATTGCTGCAAATGGTCACAGCAGGCAGCCACACTGTTTTGAGGCAGTGGATGGGGCTGCGATTCTGATTCAAGAATTACGCGGCGTCGGGCTTGAAATACTCGCCGTCCCTCCCGAGGGGGCGCGAGCAGAAGACTTTCTGCGTTCTCGGGTCGATCCGTCTAAGTGTCATGCTGACGTGAGGGCGTATACCTACGCGGAAGTCCTTGAAGTGATGGAAGCCTTTGCACGCCAGACAGCCCCCGAGGGCGCACAGGGGTGGCGCGCCTACGTGCAGCATAAGCCGGACTGCGAATCGAGGCTGTCTACAAACGAACTACGCGGGTTCTGTACTTGCGGCCTCGATACGTTATTGGCCGATCCCCCCGCACGAGAGGAGACGCGAGATGAAGACTGATTCCGTCACACGTTATAGCCGAGTTGAGATTGGCGATGCCGCGAATCATGGTCGTCACGCCCGCTTCGACTATACCGGCGGCTACATTGGTATTTCGGATATGAATGATAAGGGGTTTGATGGAGACCGGGTGCTGCTGACGCCGAAACAGTTTCGAGCGTTGGTGAAGTTTGTCACTGCGAAAGGGAAACAGCGATGAGCGATCCCGCCCCCTCGACGCACTGTCAGGATTGCAAGAAGCCTCAAGTAGACGGCTATGTGGGTAAGGTGCCGGTGTGCATGGATTGTTTCGCCAAGCGATTAGCGGGGCTACTCCAATGAGCCATGACTTACCCTACAACTGTCCGGTCTGTGGCACGCCCCCCGCGTCCGCTGGCGGGGCGCAGGAGACGCCCACAGGCGCAGAGCAGATCTGCCCGATGTGTTATCACCCCTTCGATGCGTGCAGCCATTGTGGGCCCGCCGAGGCCACCGAGCACGATCCGTTGTGCAGTGAAGGCCGCTACGCGGGCGATCAGGTGATGCCGTGTGATTGCGTACCACGAGCCGGCCACACCGAGGCCGCCACCCTGCGGGCGCGCATCGAAGCGCTGCCGCGGTATGGACAGTCAGAGTTCAGCGACAACCCAGAGAAGGTCAGACAGATGGACACCGGCATCTGGTTCGAGCGTGAAGCCGTGTTAGCCCTGCTCATCCCCACAGAGGACTCCACGGACGCGCAGCCATGAGCGAGTGGGACGGCAAAGAACGGCGCGCCAGCGATCGGGCCAAACCGCCCTGTCCGGTGTGTGGCTGTGACCGGAGCGTGGTGGTGGACAGTCCAGGTGTGAGCAGTCTCGCGGAGGTGTATTTGCGTGTCCGCCAGTGCGATGAGTGCCGGGCCAGGTGGCGCACCTACGAATCCAACGACTGCCCCCAAAAACCTATTAGTGGCGTAGCGCGGGCCGGCTAGACCCCCTATGCTGTAGTTACCCTGTCCACCATCTCCTTCGATACGCTGGCGAATTATCGTGGTGTGGTGAGTCTCGTGGATGGTGCCTTCGACCCGATCCACGTCGGCCACCTCGCCTACTTCCGCGCCGCCCGATCGCTGGGCTATCCGCTCCTGTGCAACATCTGTCCTGATCAGGAGACCGCCCAGAAGCATCCGGTGCTCTTGCCCGCACAGGACCGCGCCCAGATTCTCGACAGCCTGGACATCCTAACCTACGTGCATGTGTCGGAGCGGCCAACCGTGGAGATTCTGCGGCAGTTGCGGCCTGCGTATTACGTCAAGGGCGCGGACTGGGCGGACAAGTTACCCATCGAACAAGGCCAAGTCTGTGACGAGCTCGGGATCCGCATTCGGTATACCGACACCCAACAGGGGAGTTCCACGGCGCTGCTGAAGCGGTTGCAGCCGGACGTGGACGCCTTTGAGCGGTTGGTGCAGGGCCAATGGCCCGCGAGTACGCCATGGGCGCCCGTGTTGCCGTGGGACTTTGAGAGTCGGGTGGCCGTGGAAGGCAAGCACCCCGATCTCATTGCGGAAGTCTTCGCTGGCCACAAGGTGTTGGATGCGGGCTGCGGAGCGGGGCATCTGGTGCGGCTGCTGATCGAGCGAGGCATGGATGCGCGAGGATTCGACCTGGCGCCGCAGACAGGGCACCCATGGTTCTTCGCCGCCGACCTCTCCAACGCCGCCGAACTCTTTGACGGCGAATATGGCGATCTGGTGATCGCACGCGAAGTGCTCGAACATCTCACCATCCGGCAACTGCGGCGGGCGGTGACAAATCTCTGCCGGCTATCCATGGGCTTCGTGTACGTGACCACGCGCTTTGCTAGGCAACCGGCGCACTTGCTCAGCGTGGATACGTCTGATGATTTAGACCCCGATCATCGCACGATGCTCCATCCCGATTTCCTGCGGACGCTGTTTGTGCTCGAAGGCTTCAAGCGCCGCGCCGATCTCGAGCAGCGGCTAGATCATAAGAACCTTGGTCGCGTCTTGGTGTACGAACGTGGTTGACGCCGTCTTGTCGTATCACGCTGATCCGATTTCGTGCGGGGTCGCGAAGTTCTCGCAGCAATTAGCGAAGCGGCTCGACGTGCCGTGGGACCGATGGGGCGCCATGCGAACCAACCCGCTGTTTTCGGTGAAAACGGCAGAGGTGCGCCAGTGGTTCTATGACGTGCCGGTCTTCGGCCCATACGAGCTCTTCTTTCACGATATGCCGAACATGGCGGATGGTGCCGCGATGAAGTCAGCGCGGCGTGTGTTCGCTGCCAGTGCGGCGCTCGCTGAAGAGATTCGCCCATACAGACGGGACGTGATCTCCGCATGGTGCCCGTCCCTCGTGGAAGCACAGCCCCGCGAACCGATCACCGTGCTCAGCTTCGGCATGGCCCATAAGATTCGCACCGACCTCTACGAAACGCTCAAAGCCAAACTCGACGATACCGGCGAGCCCTACGTGGTGTACGTGAGCGCGGCCCTCCACGAAGGCACGACGTTTAGCGATGCGAGCCAGAGCTTTGAGATGTTGCGGAAGTTGTTCGGCATGAACTTCGTGTTCCTCGGCACGCTCTCTGATGAGGCGATGGTGGACCGGCTCCGCACGTGTACCTATGTGGCCGCGTTCTTTGAGAAAGGCTTGCGGGAAAACAACACCAGTGTAATGGCGGCGATTGATGCCGGGGCGACGGTGCTGACAAACTGGGACGATCAGACGCCGGGTATCTTCCTACACCTCACGACGGACATTCGCGAAGAACCGCTGCCGCACATAGCACGGCGCAACTGGCTGCGCGAGTACTACAGTTGGGACAAATTGGTGGAGTTAATCCGTGGCTAGAGAACTCACCATCAGCACTCGCGTGATCGGCGACAATCACGCGCCCTACATCATTGCGGAAATCGGCGGGAATCATGGCGGCTCAGTACAAGTTGCCTGCGACATGATCAAGGCCGCGGCTCGCGCTGGCGCTGATGCCGCGAAGTTTCAAGTGCGGGGGCCCACCCTCTACAGTCAGGCACTCCTCGACAAACCGTACGACAACGAAAACAGTTTCGGCAAAACGTATGGCGAGCACCGCGCCATGCTGGAACTGAATCTCAACTCGTTACGTCTGACTCAGATCCAAGCCGAACAATCCGGCATCCAGTGGTTCGCCACGGCGTTTGATGAGCGCAGCGCGGATCGGCTGTTCGCGTTGAATGCGCCGGCGATCAAATTGGCCTCTGGCGCGTTGACGGACGTGGCCTTACAGAGTCATGTGGCGGGGTTGGGCATTCCGATCATCTTGTCCACGGGAGGCGGGGATGCGGCTGATATTGATCGCGCTGTGCAGCGGATTACTCGGGTTCATCAACGGCTGGCGCTACTCCATGCGACAGCGGCGTATCCACTCGACGCCAAAGACGCCAACCTCCGCTGTATTGGCACCCTCCGAGAGCGCTACCCCGACCTTGTCATCGGCTACAGTTCGCATTCCCCCGGCGTCGTGCTCCCGCTCATTGCTGTGGCTTTTGGCGCGTCGATACTGGAGTCGCACTTCACATTAAACCGGGCCAGCAAGGGCACCGATCATGCGTTCAGTCTCGAGCCGAAAGGCTTAGAGACGTTGGTGGAGGATGCGCGCAAAGTGCAGCAGAGTTTGGGCGATGGCGTGAAGCGGTGGTTACAGATTGAGCGCGGGCCTTTGTCGAAGATGAGAAGGCGTCAAACACCAGACGGGTGGCGAATCACGGGGGAACTTGATGGCATCTAAAGACCCGTTGCTCTGCCCGAAGTGCGGCGCAGGAATGGAACTCAAGAAGCACGGCTCAGGGGGCGGCTACCTAAACGACACCACTTGTGATCGTGATAGCGGCTGTGGGTCGCTTCAGTTATGGCAGTGCCCATCTTGTAAAAACGTGGAATGGGTGAGGTGGTCGTAAATGGCAGTCATTGAAAAATTCCCCGTGCATGACATTGGCGCCCGTACGTGGGGCCGCGAGGTCGTCATCGCGCACACGCCGCAATATTTAGGAAAAGTTTTATACATGAATGCGGGCTATGCGGGGGGGCTCCAGTACCATCGGCTCAAGACGGAAACGTTCTTCTTGTTTTCTGGGAAGGCGCTCGTCACGACCGACAAGGGTGACGGCATCCTGACGGAGTTCGTGATGGAGCCTGGGGAGTCGTATCACATCCCGACTGGCGCGGTGCATAAGGTGACCGCGCTTGAAGATTCTGTGTTCTTCGAGTGCTCCACGCCGGTCTTCGAGGATCGCGTGCGCGTGGAAGCCGAGTACGGCTTGAAAATGGAGGGCGGGCTGCCGACCACATGAGTCCGCTCCTAACGCTCCAAGGCACACCACTCGAAACCGAATCGGTCATCGCACTGATTCCCGCGCGCGGTGGGAGTAAGCGACTCCCTGGTAAGAACACGAAGCTGTTAGCGGGGCATCCGCTGATCGCGTACACCATTGCCGCCGCGCAACAGTCGAAAGTCTTTCAGCAGATTGTCGTGTCGACCGACAGTGACGAGGCGACACAGATTGCGCTCTCGATGGGCGCGGGGGTGATTCAGCGTCCCGCGAAGTATGCGAGCGATGACAGCCCAGACATTGAGTGGGTACGCCATGCGTTGATGAGCCAGAGCATTGCGGATGAAGGGCACGAGTGCTTTGCCATTCTGCGCCCCACATCCCCATTTAGAACCGCAGCGACGATTCAGCGTGCGTGGGCGGAATACGAGCGCAGCCCGTGTGACAGTTTGCGGGCCGTGGAAGTCGTGAAGGTGAACCCGCACAAGATGTTCTACCTGAACAACTGCGAACTGATTCCAATCCTGCCGACCTACGATGTGCCGCCGTGGCACTCAAGACCGACGCAGACCTTGCCATGGGTGGTGCAGCAGAATGCCAGCTTGGAGTTCAGCAAGTGCAGCCTCGTGCGCGATCGGTTGTTCCCGAGTATTACGGGGCCACGCATCTGGGGGTTCCTTAATCCTGAGCCAGAGGGATTTGATCTTAATACCGTCGAAGAATTTGAGAAGGCCGAGCGCATGGTGGCGAGCGGGGAATGGAGGCTGCCTAGTGTTTAGGGTGCTACGGATTTTAGGCACGCTCATATTGTGCAGTCTCGCTGGAGGGCTTCTTGTTGTGCTCGCTGGCTATCCAAGCGTGGGTGGCGCACTGCTACTAGTCTGCATGGCGTCGATGTTCTCAGCGGCACTGATTCTGTTGTGGTGGGCATGACCAGATTCGATCTCTGGTCACGCTACGTCGCCCACACGAAGCGCCCGATCTTCATCGGTCCATGGCGTGAGGAAATCGGGAGCGAGGTAATTTATCATCTTCCCTTCGTCGCACAGTGGTGTCACAAATACAACATTACCGCCGACAGGCTGGTGGCTATTTCTAGGGGAGGCGCGTCATTTTGGTACGGCGCCGGCAAAGCCATCGAGCTCTACGACTACTGGCCGCCCGCCGACATTCGCCTCGAAACACTCAAGAGCAGCCAGCGGCATGGCACGGTGAAACCCCAAGTAATCAGCGATCTGGAATACGCGCTGTATCAGACACTGAGCGCGCGACTCGGCATTCGACGCTTCCATGTGCTCCATCCGAGTGAAATGTATCGCCAACTGGCTCGATGGAATGCCGACGACATGAGCTTGGCGGAGGTGATGAGCCATCTGCGGTTTACCCAAATTCCCACCCCGCACATACCGCTGAGCGTTGTGCTGCCCGAAGCATATACCTGCGTGCGCTTCTATCAACGGCATACCTGGCCATTCACCGAGGAAATCAAGGACTACTGCACGCAGATCGTGGCAGAACTGGCGAAGCACACCCCCGTGGTGGTGATTGGCTCGAGCCTCCACCACGACGATCATCTGGACCTGAGCTTTGAGGGCCCGAACATCACCAACCTGATGGACGCCTTCCCGGTGCGCGAGAACCTCGCATTACAGTCCGCCATCATCGCGCGGAGCAGGGCGTTTGTCGGCACCTACGGCGGCACGATGCAACTGGCGGTACGGTTAGGCAAGCCGAGTGTGGGGTTCTATTTAGAGTTCAAGGGCACGAGTTACGGCCATAAGAGCCTCACGGAATGGCTGGCGATGAAACAGCAACTGCCCATTTTCATTGGGACACCGCAGCAAGCGGATCTCGTGCGGAGCGTGGTGAGTGTGCCGCTGGAACTGCCACAGCCAGCGGGGAGCAGTTCAGGGGTGATGGGATGAGGGCCGTGTTGTATTTCATCCTCGCCGTTATTAGTAGCGTCATGGGCTTATGCGGCGCGCCTATAACCAGCAACGAATGGTTGCTATTCGCGGTGGTATTCACAGGGTTGTTTGCGTGCACCGTGGAGAAGCGGTGACCCACGATCCCACCTGTCCCCGCTGTGGCGCCAAGAACTCCTGCATCAAGAAAACCTTGGGCAGCGTGGCCGGTAGTTTACGGCGCCGACGTGAGTGTGTGTGTGGCTTCCGCTTCACCACCTACGAGCAAGTCGCGACCATGCCGAGGCTCAGAGCCTTGTTTGTCTCGCTCTGTTTCGGCAGAGATTTGAGCAGCTAGGCCACATCTAACCCCTCAACTGCACGAGTCGCACGATTCCGCTTTACTCTCAGAACATCACGTCACTTTCCAAAGTAGACCGATTCTAGATGGCAACAGGCCGCAAGACCGGCGGACGCGCCAAGGGTACGCCCAACAAGTCCACCAAGGAGATTCGGGAGCAGCTTGAGAACTTATTCACGCCCGAGTACTTCACCAGCCTACCGATGCGATTGGCCGAGGGGAAGCTGGCCCCGCAGATTGAAGCCAAGTTACTCGCCTATCGCTTTGGGGAACCGAAACAGCAAATGGAACTCAGCGGCCACGTGACCATGCCCAATATCGTGCTGAAGGAATATGCCGGTCGCGACTGAGACGCCCACGCTCGAGATGGCGTTCAAGGGGGACATGTGGGAGTTCATGTGCGACCGCACGCGCTATATCGATCTTGAGGGCGCGTTTCGGTCTGGCAAGACGACAGCGGCGGCGTGGAAGATCTTTAAGTCTTGCTGCGACCATCCAGGGATCCACTGGCTCATCTGCCGCTATAGCGATGGCGACACGCAGTCCAAGCTCAAGCCGGTCTGGCGCAAGGTGCTGATTGAGGCGGGCGTGGCGGCGAAGTGGGATCCCGATGGGCAATTCGACACGCTGCCGAATGGGCCAGACCCTCGTGACCCCTACACGGGCGGCTCACGGGTCTACGTCTTTGGCCTGAAGGCACAAGACGCCTCGATGCGGTACGCGAAGCTGCGCGGGTTGACGCTGGCGGGCATCTGGAACGATCAGTCAGAAGAGTTGCCCTACGACGTGTACCTCGAGCTCAAGGGCCGCATGTCGCAGCCGCGCATGCCGCATCAGATGCTCTTGACGCCGAACCCGATGGAAGAGAACTCGTGGTTGGCGACGGAGTTTCCCGAAGACAACCACGTCAAGAACCACAAGTACTACCGCGTCAGCATCTACGAGAACGAGCACAACCTGTCACCCGAAACCATTCCAGGCCTGCTCGATGCGTACCCGCCCGGCCACGTGAAGCATGGCCCTGCGATTCTCGGCACACGCGGCTTGAACGTGACTGGGCAGCCGGTCTACGGCGCTCTTGATCCCCGCAAACCAGAAGAGGCGGCGTTCCAGCGGAAGATTCACGAGCGCGAGATCGACATGGACCCCGATCTGCCGCTCTACGAAGCGATTGACTTTGGCAAGCATCACCCGTGCGCGGTCTGGGCGCAGTACACCCCATGGGCGGAACTGCGGCTAGTGGGAGGGGTGTTTGGCTTGAATCTCTACCTGGAAGACTTCGCACCGATTATTCAGGAATACCGCACACGGTGGTTCCCCAACGCGCTTGAGGTGCGGACCTGTTGCGATCCCGCCGGCAGCCACAACAACTCACATGGCGTGAAGAGCAACGGCGTGGAAGTCCTGAAGGATTACAGCTTCTTTCCCACCTACAAAGACGACTCCAACAGCCCAGCGGTGCGCGTAGCGATGGTGGAGCGCATTGCGGGCTACATGCGGCGCCGCGGGCCTCGTGGGGAAGCGTTCGGCATCGACAACCGCCATTGGGTACGTGTGAGCGCGAAGAAAGTGGTCCCACACAAGTTCGTCGCGGATGGGTGTGAGGCGGGTTACGTCTGGGACGAGCATATGGTGTCGGTCGGCTCCAAGCAGATTCGCAAGCCGAAGAAAGACGGCTGGTATGAGCACGGCCAGAACTGCATGGAGTATCTCGAGCACAACTTTGGCGGGGTGCAGCCGACCTTAGAGCAGGCGGCCCGCCATGCGACATCGGTGCGGAAGCAGAAGCAGCGGGAAGATCCAGCGACACGCGAGATTGAGAAGTACATGCGGCTGGCGAATGTGGGCGTGCCGTATAACGAGCGGTCACGGACAGGGAGAGGTGGCTATTGATTCGACACATCCAGACCACAGGCACATTCCCCGCGATCTACAAGGGCACCAAGCAGACCATCGGGGGCAAGAAGCCAAAGGGTGGGAAGAAATGCTGATTACCGCTGAGATGGCGCTCCTCAAGAAATACATCGCTCATGTGTTGTGCATCGAGGGTTCGACGCTCCTTATGGAGCATTTCAACGACGCGTTTTCCGAGGAGGAGTGGCGCGTGCTTCAGGAATTACGCGAAGAGGTGCACAGGGAAGAAAAGCAACGGCACGCCGGGTTTCCGACGTGTTAAGCGCGATCATCGCGTGGTGGGCGCTGCGCTGCGAGAAACAAGCCGCACGGCGGCAAGCCTATCGCCACATGGCGGTGATTGCCCATGCGGTCTACACCGGCAGCACGGAGGCGTACACGTTGACCCCGGATCTGCCGCGCTCGAGCAATAGCACCGAGGTGCACTGGTAAATGGCCAAGCAGCCCCGCACGCCCTACGACATTCAGCTTAGCGATGACCAGCGCGAGAAGCTCGCCATCTGGCTCTCGGAACAACTCGACAACGCGATCAACAGCCGCAGCACCAGCGAGAAAGAGATTGCCTACTGGCACACGCTCTATGAGCAGGGCCGCACACGCGGCGCGGGGATTTCGCCGTGGCCCGATGCCGCGGATCTGACCTCGGCAATAGGCACCGAGAAGGTCGACGCGATGCGCGCGCGCATTGTGCGAACCATCTTCAGCGAACAGGTCTACACCGTGGAAGGCTGGGGCGATGCAGCCTCACGCGCACCCTTCGTGGAAGAGTTCCACAACTGGCAGATCGAGGTGATGGGCTTTCAGGGTGTAGTCAGTAAGGCCGTGCATCTGAGCCTGATTGAACCCATGGGCGTGCTCGAGGTCTACGAAGACCATATCCGTCGACCGATTCGGAAGCAGATTCGTGCGGGGTTGCAACTTGGGCCAGATGGGGCGCCACTGATTGGTGAAGACATGCAGCCGGTGCTGATGTCAGACCCGATGACGGGTAAGTATGCGGAGGTGCCTGAAGTCGACCCGATGACCCAGCAGCCGATTCCGTCGGCGGAAGTCGTGGTGGACGATTACGAGTATGTCTGCCATGGCCCACGGTGTCGTGCGATTGCCTATCGGGACTATTTCCAACTCCCGCATCACGCCAAAGAGAAAAGCGAAGTCTGGGGCCACGCGAAGCGGTTCTTCCGCTCCGTGGATGCGCTCAATGAGCGTGTGGTGGCGGGCCATTACGACAAAGCCGCCGTTGACGAGCTCGGCACCGACGACGAGCGAGCCAGTGATACCACGCCTGCGGATGAGCAAAAGCCAGTCGCACCGAAAGAAGGCGGCCTTGCCGAAAAAGAACTCTTCGAGCTCACGTTCCTGGCTGAGTTGGATAAAACAGGCCGCCGTTGGTATGTGGCCACGGTCCACAAGGACAAAACCGTGCTGCTCCGCCTCAAATACGATGACATTGGGCAGCCACGCTACTTTGCGCTGGTGCCCTGTCCACGACCGGATAGTCTCGAGGGCTATTCCTTCATCGGTCACAAGCTGATTACCCCCATCGAAGAGAACACCGCGTGGCGCAACATGCTCGCGGATCGGGGCTCAATGGAAGTCCAAGGCGGCTGGAAGCTGCAAACCGGGGCGCTGTGGGATCCTGACCATGATCCCATGGGACCACGCACCGTGATTCGCGTCCGCAGCATGGACGAATTGCAGCCGATTGAGATTCCGCAGATGACGGCTCCTGCGAGGGAGCGGATCATCGACACGGAACGGCAGGCCGAGAAATTGGCCGGGATGAGCGACATCGCCAGTGGCAGCCAGCCCAATGAGGATCGGACCCTCGGCGAAACCCAGCTCATCGCGGTCAACTCTGAAGTCCGCATTGACGAGATCGTGCGGAATATCCAGGAGCCGCTCGAGGAGATCGGGCAAGTGCTCCACATCATGTGGAAACGGGCCTTGGGCGAGATGGACGAAGGCATGGAGCTCCCGCAGTCTGTGCTGAGTGGCTTGGAGTCGCGGGGCGCGGATGTCACGCAGTACCTGCCGAACAAGCGCATGACCGTCGCGATGATGGAAGGCGCGTTCAAGTTCAAGCCCAAGGGCAGCGTGGAGACGGCGGACAAGCCACGGCAACAGAAGCTGTTCGCGGAGGGCTTACAAGCCCTTGCGGGGATCATCCAGTTTAATCCGATGATTGGGGCCATTGTGCAGCAGCCGATGGTCGCCAAGGCGCTGGTGGAGCGGTGGATCTACCTCTACGGGGGCGGGATGGATAAAGCCGCGTTCTTGGGGCCGATGGCGATGCAGATGCTGGCGATGCAGATGCAGACACCAGGGGCGATACCGGGGATGCCGGGCCCGCAAGCGCCGATGCAGCCGGGGCAGGATCCGAACAGTCCACCTGAGCCACCGGAAGCGCCGAATGTGGGCGCGTTAGGAGCGCCACCCGCATGAGCGACCTCAGCAAGCAAGACTGGTCGGACTGGTTGCAACTCCCCGCCACCCAAGCGTACCTCACGCACATCGAGCGCGAATGGGGCGCGGGCGGGACACGCTTCGAGAGCACGCTGAACAAGTTCGCCGACTCATTGGAAGAGGATCGCAAGGTGCTCGATCAGATTCGGCAGATTGCGGTGTGTCGCCGTGAGATTCTGAAGCTGAAAGAGTGGCCGCGTGAGGAAATTCAGCGGCTGAAGAACCTCGAGCCGCAGCCAGTCGGCATGTCCCGCCGTGGTGCGCTGTGAAAGTCGAAGGCGACGTGATTGACGTGCCCCCAGAGACACCCACGCTGCCGTTTCGGCCCTTGGGTGCGCGTGTGGTGATCAAGGCCGATGTAGAAGACCATGCCCCCGAAACCCTTGCGTCTGGTCTGGTCACAGCCACATCCCTCGCCGCAGCGGTGGAAGGGTCTGACGCGGAAGATAGCTGGTTTGTGGGCACGGTGGTGGGCCTCGGGCCGGAGCAGAGCAAAGACCCCATCGTCCTCGGTGATCGCGTCATCTTCAGTTGGGCCGCCGGTCAGCAGTTGACCATCGATAACGTGCGGTACGTGGTGTTACATCACAGCGAAGTCTTAGCCGTATTGGAGTCTGCATGACCGACGAAAACCAGTTACTGTCGATTGAAGATCCGTTTCCCGGCGAGTCACCGGCACCTGAACCCGAGCCAGTCACGTCACTTGACGTAGATGAGCCTGAACCTGAAGGCATCGTCGAAGTCTCGCCCGGCCGGCGCATGGTCGACGTGTCTGTTGTGGCCGCGGAGCGCAAGAAGGCCCGCGAGAATGCCGAGAAAGGCGTCCGCGAGCGCGAACTGGCTCCACTGAAAGCCAAGGCCGATGCACTGGAACAGGCACTCGAGACCGTGAAACCGCATCTGGCGCGGCTCCACGAGATGAGCCAGCCGAAGCCTCAGCCGCAGGATCCGGTCTCACAAGTCACGGATGCCGAAGCGGAGCAGGAAGCTCGCGATCTTCAGCTCTACACCAAAGACAGCACGCTCGACATCGCCACGGCGAAGAAGATCATCGCGCGGCGGCGCATGGAGACGGATCGGGCGGCCTCGAGTGCCGCCCAACAGGCGATTGCCCCGTATGTGCAGGACAACGCGCAGCAGCGCATGGGTCAGCAGTTTGCGATGATGGTGAACGAGCTCGGCGCAGACGACATTCTGACGAAGGAAGAACTCGCGCAGCAGTTTGTGGAGCTCGGGCCGGATCTCGCGCAGCATCCACAAGTGGCGCGTGTGGCGCTTGAGCGGGCGGTAGGGCAGAAGTATCTCCAGCGCAAGGGCAGAGCCACCCAAGCGCCACAACGTGAACCGGTGCTGTCTGAAGCCCCAGGTGGGCGGATCGCGCAGGACTTCACCATCACGGAGCGCGCGGGCAAGATGGGGCTGACCAAAGACGATCTGAAAACGAGTGCGAAAACCTTCACGCCGGGTGGCGTGTCACCGATCGGGAGCTGGTAATGGCCAAAGATAAGCCGAAGATTTCTGTCATCGAACGACGCTTACAGGGCAAGAGTGCCCTCCAAAGCACCTCACAGCCGATTCCGCTGAAAGAGAAGGGCTGGACCCTCCGTTGGGAGAACAGCGAGATCCGCCCCGATCAAATCTGGCACTGCCTGAACGTGTTGGGCTGGGAATACGTGGCCGCGAGCGATATTACCTGCCCGCTCGAGGAAATCGGCGCCAACGAGCGCGATCTGCGGGTGGTCCGAGGGGTCCGTGGGCAAGAAGTGCTGCTGAAGATGCGCCAGAGCGACAAGCGGAAGATTCAGGCGATGAAAACGCAGGAGAACATCGACCTGACGTTTAACAAGAAGAAAGTCGGCGACGCCGCGATGAATGCGGTGGGCTCTGAGTTCGGATCGGAAGCGGCTGAGTTCGTACGCAGCGCGAAGGTGGACATTACCGACTCGCGGGAGACGGTCGCCTTAGACGAGTAAGGGCTACCGCTAGCACATCAGCGCGGATCGTGTCGCTTTCGTGTTGTAGCGATCGTAGACCTCTGTAGGATGAAACTGTAAGACGCTGCGCCCGAGCGAATCGGGCGGCAAGTTCGGGCCTCTCAGCCGCGCTCCTGAGAGCGTTAACCGCCGATGTCATGTGCGGGTGTCGGTCTGCGAGCCTGACGGTTCGGATTGGCTCGAAGCCGCGCTCCCCCTTTCCCGAACCACATCTGCACGAAAGGTGTGGCTTCAATGGCCCAAATTAACGGATCCAGCAATACGCACATGCGTCCCGTGCGGTCTGCGTATGGATCCCCCGTGATTAAGCATTACGAGGAAAGCACCTGTGCGTCCTCGAAGTGCATCACGGTCGGTGACATCGTGTCGGTCGACACCGTCGTCACCACGGGAAACATCCGGATCGTCGTCGCGCCCAGTTCTCAGGGTGCGGCCGGCAACCTCCTCGAAAACGGTGGCGGCTCCATCATCGGCGTGGCGGTCAGCGCCTCAACGTCGGATGGCGGCAACACCGGTCTCAGCTCCAACGGCGCACGCCCGAATGCGGGCCGCATGATTGCGGTTGCGGTGGCGGACGGCCTCACAGAGTTTGCGATCAACCTCTCCTCGGTCGGGGCCACGCCCAAGGCCATCAGCTCCACGCTGGCGGGTTTGACGTATCCCATCGAGTGTGTACGCACGGCAGTCGGCCAGCGCGGCGGCCACGGCGTGTGGTTCCTCTCGTCCACCAACTTGTCCACGGCAGCGGATCTCTCGTTTGTCGTGACAGACGTTCCCTCGGAGAGCATCGGTGATACCGGTGGGATCGTCTATGGCAAGTTCCTGTCCACCATGGTTCATCGCAGCGTCCGCGTCGGCGGGCCTGTGACCACAGTGTAAGGGAGATCAGCCATGGCACAGACACGAGGAACAGCGGCTGAATTTTATAACGACCTTGACCGTGAAGTTCACGGCTCACTCGGGAAAGAGTTCAAGGCGCTCGAGAAAATCTGGACGAAGATCTACGACATCAAGACGAGCAAGAAGCAGCAAGAGCTCGTCACCGGCATCGTCGGGATGGGGGACGCGCAGGAAAAGCCGGAAGGCCAGCCCTTCGCGACCGACATCATTCAGGCCGGCTACTCCAAGCAGTTCCTGCACCTCGCCTTTGGCCTCGCGTTCGAGGTCACGATGGAAGCGCAGGAAGACGATCGGTACGACGTGGTCTCGGAGTACGCCAAGTGGCTCATGTTCGCGATGAACGTGGTCTACGAGAAGCGGGCGGCCCTGCCGTTCAACAACGGGTTCACTACTGAGCAGTCACCCGATGGGGTCTCCATCTTCAACAGCGCGCATCCGCTGAAAGGCAGCGGCGGGACGGCCCGCAATGTCCTGTCGGTGGCGTCGGCGTTGTCGTGGACCTCACTCGCGCAAGCGTTGATTGACTATCAGCGCGAAACCAAGTTCGAGTCGGGCCAGTTCATGCAGCCCGCCAACGACTTGATTCTCTACGTTCCACCGGAACTGGAGTTCACGGCGGATCGGATCGTCAAGAGCGTCGGGCTTCCTGGATCAGCCGACAACGATCCGAACTCGATCAAGTCCCTCCGCAATATCACGGTCATCAAGAACGTGTACCTGACGGACACCAATGCGTGGTTCCTGCTCACGAAGAACAAGAACCACGGATTCCGCAGCTACACGCGACTGGGGATTTCGATGTTGCCCGGAATGACCAATATTGAAACGAGAAATAGGCATTACCCTGTCCGCGGAAGACAGTCATGGGGAAATATAAGATGGCAAGGCGCATTCGGAACTGACGGAGCCTAAACGTCTTATCGGTGTTGACAATGGGCGCTACTGAAACGGATAATATGGGTGGAGGTAGCGCCCATGAACTCAAACGAGGCGGCGTATCTGGCGGCGGTGATCGACGGCGAGGGGCATCTCAGCATCACAAAGAAGCAACTCCCTCAGTGCCGATGGCCGACGTTTGGTGCGCGGTTGGGAATCGCCAACACGAACAAAGCGTGGTTGGAGGGATTTCAACAGGAGATCGGCGGTTGGCTCAGAGCGGTCGGTCGAGCGACGGGCAATCGGAAGCAGGTGTACAGCCTCGTGCTCGAGGGTGCGCTTGTGGCCAAGGTGCTCGCGCAGATTCAACCGTTTCTCAGGCTCAAGAAACAGCAGGGACTGACGCTGCTGCGCTATTTCGATCTAGCAGCGCGTCGGCGCGACGAGACGCAGGGCTGGATGGCGAGTTCGCCAGAAATCATCGAAGAACTCAACGCGCTGTATCTAGAGCAGAAGCAACTCAACTGGCGTGGCGTGAGCAAGGTTGCAGCGCGTCGGCAGAAACCCATGGGCCGACTGTGCGGCGTGGATGGCTGCGGCCTGATGCATTTCGGTCGGGGCTACTGCAAAAACCACTACAAGAAATTCATTGTGCGCGGCGGGCCAAAACGACACGACAAGGTGTGTCAGCAGTGCGAGACACCGTTCGTGTCCAAGCGAAACGATGCGCGGTTCTGCTCAGAGCGGTGTCGCCTCGTAAGTTACAGAAAAACGTCTCCCCCACCGGAGTAGGGCTGGCACCGTGGGGAGCGGTGCTGGGCGTGTGGAGCCTAGTCCTACATCCTTTCCCACGGAGTTAGTCACATGCAGTATCGCGATTCTTCCATTGGCTCGCATTACACCCGCGGCGTGGTGTATGGCGTCGACAGCTCGCACGGCGTCAAGATCGAAGGCGGATCCACCGGCGGCGTGATTTCCGCGGCTGGCGACGATACGGATATTTCGCTCACCCTCAAGGGTAAAGGCGCGGGCGGCGTGTTCCTCGGGACAGGCACGGCTGCGATTGGTGGCTATCTCCGCGTCACCGATACCGCCGTCGCCACCCCCAACTTCGCCACAACCAACGCGATGGTCATGGAGACCACGCACACCATCACAGGTTTACCCGCCGCAACCGCAGGCGCGACGACGAACGCCTTTATTACCGCGATGGCGCACAACCTTTCGACGGATTGCGCGCTCGTTGGCGTGTATGTCGGATCGACGGCAGGGCAGGCGCATTGCCGCTTTGCGAAAGTGTCCACGCTGACGGTGGGCGCGAGCACGGCCACGATTAGTTTCCTCGTCACGTTGTAAGGGAGGCCAGATGCGCGAATTGGATTGCACCTGGTCTTCCAATGCGTCCAGTGGGGCGCAGACCGCCGTGGAAGTACATGGGGATGTCCTCTATACGGCGTTTTACATCAAAGCCAGCACGGGGGTGGATACCGCCACCGTGACGATTCAAAGCGCCCAGTCCTCTGGCGGGCCGTGGTTTGACGAAGGCGGGAGCACGGCGCTCACCGTCGGCACGCAGATCGTGGTGCGGATTGCCGGCCCATTTGGCTGGGTGCGGCCGCACATCAACAGCACGGGCAATACGATCCGCGCGATTGGGGTGAGCTAATGCGGCGATCACTCGCGGTCACAGCACTCTTACTGCTCACGGTGGTGGCGTTCGCGTTCGCGCAACAGAGCGGGTCCATTGGGCAACTGCGCGGATTCACCAACAGCACGGGCGAGCTGCAAACCAGCAGCGCTGGCGATACCGCCCTGCTGACTTCGGTAAAAGCCGCCGTGGAGAGCTTGCAGTCGGATGTGGCGTCCGGCTACACGCTGGAAACCTACCTCAGCACCGGCGCTGGCGATGCGGAAGACGAGAACGAGATCGACGCCAACTCTGGCGTGTTGATGGGGATTTCGGCCTACAACAACCACGCCTCGGCGAATGCGTTTATTAAGTGCTCGAATCTCACCGCGGCGAATACCACCGTGGCGTCCTCGGCGGTGTTTTATCAAATCATGGTCCCCTTTGGTGGCGGCTACGTGGATCGCAACATCAACGCGACGTATTCCGTGGCGTTGACGTGTTCCATTGTCCTCGGCGAAGCGGCGACCGATGAAGCGGAAGTGGCCGCCAACGACGTGGGCTACAACATCACCACACGATGAGACGCGCGCTTCTAACGCTCATCGGGTTGTTGGTGACCGTGCCGGCGGGGGCGCAAGTCACGCACGTGGGCGCGGCCAATGGATCGGCGAACCCGACGACCTCGTTCACCGTCACGATTCCCGCGGGGACGCAGACCGACGATCTCCTCTGGTTGACGGTGACAAATAAAGACGGCGCTGGCGTGTCTCCTTCCGTGGCGGATGACGACTCGGGCGGGAACGCATGGGCGCGCATCGCGAATGACGCGAACTACAAAGCCTCACTGTGGTGGAAACGCGCCACCGCCAGCACTGCCTCGAAAACGATCACGGTCACTGGGCTGATCGATTCGTCCAGCGGCGTGCTCACGGTGGATCGCGGGGGCGACACCGGGGCGACCCCGTATGAGGGGTTGACGATCGAAGAGAGCGATACGCCGCACGCGGGATTTACGACGACGCGGAACGGCACCATGATCCACCTCGCCACCATTCACGCGACCAATGACATTACCGTGGCCGATCAGACCACCGCCACGAGTCCGGGCGCGTTGACAGAGCGCGGCGAGCATTTGAGCACAGGCGGCACGGATAGCTCGAATACCCAAGCGAGCGAACAGCAAGCCACCGCTGGGGCCACGGGCAATTTCTCATGGACGGCGGTGGCGACCTCCTTCTCGATTGTCTGGGCCACCTTGCCGATTCAGACAGCGGACACCCGTCGATCGCGGATGAGCACGCAAGGAGTGGGCCGATGATGCGACGACTACTGGCCGTCGCGGTGCTTTATGTAGGGGCGTTTACGGCGATTGTGTGGTCCCAGGGCTCCACCTATTACGTTAATTTTCAGACTGGCAGCGGGTCAGTATGCTCGTTTGCGGCTCCGTGCGCGACGTTGACCGCCGCCCAAACAGCGGCCTCGCCGGGCGACACGGTGATCGTGAGCGGCACTGGCACGACAGACTTCACCGCGACAAAATCCGGCACGGCGTTAAATCCGATCACGTATCGCGGCTACGCCGACACCTGCCCAACGACGCCAAACACCGATCCCATCGCCATCGGTCTCGGGATTACCGAACGCACCGACCCTACCAATATTGGGAAGACCGCTGGCTTCATCATCCAAGCAAATTACATCGTGGTCACGTGCGTCAATATGCGCCTGAACTCGGCGAACGGCACGAACGGGATCGGGGTTCTCGTGTCCGCGAATGGGAGCGCGCAGGAATCCGGCGCGCACAAATCGCACGGGACGTTTACGTGGAATTACATCGAGTGGGACGGCACCGGCACGGGATGCAGCACGGGCATCGGCATCACGACGGGCGGATCGAGCACTGGTCCCGCGAACATGTCCACGGACAATCTCGTGGAGCACAACTACATCACGCAATGCTCCTATGGGATCTACACGAAATCGACGTTCCTGACGGCTCGGAAGAACGAGGTCTTCCGTCTTCGCAACGGCAGCGCAGGCGGTGATATGGACTACACGCGCTTGTGGGGTGAGGACATTACCTTTCAGGCGAACTACTACCACGGCACCCGCCGATCTGAGTGCATTTTTGCTGATTGTCATATTGACTGTTTTCAGAATTTTAGACTCTCGAATGGTGGGAATGCCGACGTAGCGAAGCGGTTCACCATCACGGGCAATGTCTGCATGAATACCCACCAGGGCATTCTCATGCAGGATGTCTCACTCGGGAATCCAGGCCCGGCGAGCGGGATCTTCGACACGGTCACGGTTACGAACAATCTCGTTGCGGGCGGGCCACTGAACTCGGCCGGAACAGGCCCAGATACCAGCACGGATTTATCTACGTGCATGACGTTCAACTCGGTGCTGAATGTCACAGCCGCCCACAACACCTGCTTGGAAACAATGACCTTCCGGGCTGGCACGACGGGCACCGCGACGAACAACATCATCTCTGTGAATAGTGCGGCTCCCCTGACGTGCCATGAGTCGAACGCGACCGTGACGTGTACGAAGAATCTGATGTACCGCCCCGGCTACACGTTAACGGTCGGGCAAGATGGCACGGGATCGAACGCCGACAACATAGTCAACGCGAATCCGCTGTTTGTGGACACGTCGATCAACGATTACCGCCTTGGTGCGGGATCGCCCGCGATTGGAGTCGGTGCGGATGTGGGCGTGACCACGGACATTTACGGTGAAACCCGCACGCTCACGTATGACATCGGGGCCTTCGAAGGGGTGGGAGCGCCGGAACCCGAAGATCCGCTGCCCACGCCGACCTTTCACGGACGCGGCCCCGCACGATTGCGGCGATAGAGAGAGGAACTGAGCATACATGGCTGATAACGTCTCCGTCACCCCCGGCTCCGGCGCGTCGATTGCGACCGACGATGTCGGCGGGATCCAATTCCAGAAAGTCAAGATCGATGTGGGCGGCGATGGCGCGAGCGCCGTGCTCTCGACATCCGATCCGATGCCGATCAGCGGCCCCGTCACGGTCACGGGGGATGCGCTGACCGCGCTGCAACTGCTGGACAACATCGTCTACACCGAAGCGGCGACGGATACCACGATTGAGGGCATCCCGATCCTCTGGGAAGACACGTCAGACACGTTGCGTGTCCCCAGTGCCGCGAAACCGCTCCCGGTGGCGATCATTACCGGCGCGGGATCGGGTGGCACGGCGATGGCCGATGACGCCGCGTACACCGTGGCGGTCACGTCGTTTACGCCCGTGGGCGGTGTCTACAAGTCCTCCGTCGATTCCGTCGATGACGGCGATGGCGGCGCCGTGGCGATGTCGGCTACCCGCGCGATGCACGTGCATATCGTCGGGGACGATGTGGGTTCTGCGGTGGCGGACGAAGACGGCACGGTTGCTACTGGCGCGACGAACGTCGCCCAGACCATTGCCGTGCAGTACGAGTACGACGCCACGAACCTCGTGCGCGTGCGTGGCCCGCACACGGTGGCCCATGACGCGGCGGATGCGGGCAATCCCGAAAAGCTCGGCGCGAAAGCGGAGACCTCGATCGCAGGCGTCACGCTCGTCGCGGATGGCGATCGGACGGATCTGTACGCCGGCATTGATGGCGTGCTGATTACCCGTCCGCATTGCAATCTGGAAAACATCGTGACTGGCAACGCCTCGAATACGGATGGCGCCAGCACGCAGTGCATCGCGGCCCAGGCCGCCGGCGTGAAAACGTACCTCACGACGGTGATTCTCACAAACTCGCATGCGACCGATGACATCTACGTGGAGATTAAAGACGGCGCCACCGCGAAGTTGACGATTCCCGTCCCGCATTCCAGCGGCGCGGCGATCTCGTTGTCCGTCCCGCTCCCAGGCACAGCGGCGACCGCGTGGAACTTCGATCCCTCCGCGGCGAAGACCACGATTTTCTGCTCGATGGTGGGTTTTATCTCGAAGGTGTAATGGCGTACGTCGGACGCATTGGCAAAGGCGGACGCGGGCGGCCCCGCAGAGGAGCCGATCAGGGCGGGGGTGCGTCTGGTGGCGACCCGACGGGAGACTTCGGGACGCACCCGCGTCTCCTCCTAACACCGACGGTCATTACCGCGCTCCAAGCACGCAAGCTGGCGAACACGCCCGAGTACGCAGGCGCCGTGGCGTATCTCAACACGTACTTACCCAGTTCATGGGCCACAGCGACCACCCTGTCGAGTGTGGTTGATCTGGGCGATGGTGCGGGCGATACGTTTACCGTGACCGACCCGACAGGATTCCCAACCACACAGCATCAAGTGCGGATGGATCTTGAGTTGCTGACCGTCACGCGCGAGGGGAGCACCTTCACGATCCAGTCCCGTGGGAACCCGATTCAGAATTATTCCGCTGTCGCGGCCCATCCCTCTGGTTGCAAGATTTACTATCACCCGGCAGGCGGTGAATATACCGCGAACACCTGCACCGCCGCACTGCTTCACCAGTTGGGGGATGACACCTACCTCGCCCGCGCACTGAATGGGTTCAGTGCGTTGATGACCATGTACGCCCCCACCAGTCTCTCGCAGCAATTAAACGCGGTGCGGTGGTACGGCTACCACATCGCGCTAGCCTACGACTGGTTGCACGATGCACTCACGGCGCGTGAGCGGACGGTGTATAGCCAACTCTTGGCGGACAGTATTTCGTATCACTTGTATACCAACCCGAAAGAAGGGATCGGCTACCACACCGATCAGCGCACCCTTGAGGCGGTGGTCGGCAACAACATTGCCCTCGGTCAAATCCGCACCATCCTTGCCCAGTCAGCGGCCACGTTTGGCGATAACGCGGCGGCGCAAACCACGTGGGATGCCGCGCTTACGAAATTCGTGGACTGGATTAAGCCGGGGATGCTCAACGGCCCGCAGTCGGAAGGCTTTACCCCAGAAGGCATGGAATACAACCAGACCGACTGGGTGCAACAGATGGAGATTCTCAAAATTATTGAGACCGCCATCACCAGCACGGTGTTTGTGGATTTTGTGCCGTACATGAAGCGGCTGGCGGAATTTCTGTTTTACGCCACAAAACCAGGATCCACGAGCAACACCACGAAGACGACCGGCTCCATCACCTTGGGGTCGCAGTCGATGACCGTCGCCAGCTCCTCGACGTTCACCGTGGGGATGGATATTGCCTATGGAGCCGAGCGGAACACGATCGCGGCCATTAGTGGGACGACATGGACGCTGCGGAAGCTCGCGCTGGCCACCTACAGCTCCACGCAGATTGTGAAATATCCGGCGTTCTTCTCGTTTGGAGACCTGGGGAGCACGTCGAATTTTGATGACTATCAGATTAACGGCGGCGAGCCGCAACTGGCCCTCACGCAAGCGCAGGCCAAGTTGCAGGAGCTCGGACAACCGACGTGGGCGTCCTATATCGAGCACTGGTTGGACAATGTCGCTCCGACCGTCTGGAGCCAAACGTCGTCCTATATGGCGTTTCGCTTCTTTCTCGACAAGAACCCAAACATTACTGCCGTCGACTACACCGCCGCGCTGCCGCTCAATTTTGCCACCGAGAACTCTGAGGCCACGGGGTTACTCCTGGGGCGATCGTCGTGGAGTTCGGATTGCACATTCGTCGGCATGATTGTGGGAGGGTTCCCCACCGAACACGCGACAGGTTACTACAACAGTTATTTCTTTCAGCGCAAGGGCGTCTATCTCACGCGGCACCACAACGCGTACGGCAACTTCCATCTGTCCCCCGGCCCCTATCCCGGCTTTGACATTCCACGTGTGGGCGACTGGCGAGAGTTTTACCCCGTCGCGTCTCGGTGGCACAACACCATTTCCATGAATGGCCACACGGCGATTCATCCGGTGGGGATTGATCCAACGGGCGGCACGCCTGAGCGCCACGGTGACGGCCCCGCCACACTGGAGCGGTATTTCGCGGCGACGACCTACCTGTACGGGCGTGGCGATGCGTCGGATGTCTACACCAATCCGGCCGGGTGGACCGGGATGGGGTACGCCAACGACTACGCCCAAATCTTTAAGCGGGATTTTCTCTACATCAATGCGTTGGATGCCGTGGTGATTCACGACCGCGTCGGCTACACCACCGCGACTCTGAGTCCCACGGAGTGGCACGCACACTTTCCGACAGAACCCACAGTGTCTAGTGGGCGCATCACCGTGACGAATGCGGGCCAAAAGTTGGTGCAGGACATCCTTCTGCCCGCGTCTCCCGCGATCACGACGAAGAATTGGGCGACGGTGAACCCGAAAGTGGTGGGCTGGGAAACCACGACCAAGTCGGGCGTGACGGCATCCAGTGAATGGAGCCTGCAACTCTTGCAGGCGATGGACGATAGTGGCTCTCCTGCGACGGTCACGCTCCTGACGACCACGAATGCGAATGTGCTGCAAATGGGGACGGCGCTGGTGGCCGGTTTCGTGAAAGACGAGACCCCCTCGCTGCCCATTGTCTACAGCTACACCGGTTCCCCTGCTCACTACGTTGTCGGGTTCGCGATCTCCACACCGTATCACATTACCAATAGCGGAGGCGTGGTCACGATTGGCTCAGCGACGGGGTCCGGGGACACCACCACCAATTCTGCGGGGATGCTGATCTTCTAATGGCCTACGCCCTCGTCACCAACGTCGCCGCTGGATCCGCCAATGGCACCTCCGTGACCACGGGCGGAGTGGACACGACTGGCGCGGATCTCATTGTGATCGTGGTCGGCGGAGGATCGAGCGTGGCCGTCGCCCCAACGGATTCCAAGTCAAACACGTGGACGGCGCTGACGATTAGCAAGGTGGATTCCGGCGAGCGGTGCAGCATGTTTTATTGCAGCGCGCCCGTGGTGGGGGCGGCGCACACGTTCTCGATCCCGGTCACGGCGTCGTCGCTGCCCTCGATTTGCGTGGCGGCGTTCAGTGGCGCCAACACCAGCGGGCCGCTCGATCTCCAAGAGCAGGATCAGGCGTGGTTGCCGACCCCCGGCACGAACGATCTGACGGTGGGGGACATTACCCCCTCGGCCGATGGGGCGCTGGTGGTCTCTGGGGTGGCCGCGAACGTGGCGAACACGTGGACCGTTGAGAGCGTTGGCGGGGGGGGTGGCCTCGCCGCCACGATCACGGATCAAGTGGCGCGCAACGCCAACCACATCGGATCGGTGTTGGCGTACTACATCTATCCCGGCGCGCCCGCGGCCAGCCGCGTGGTGTGGAACACGGACACGGCCACCTCTGCGGCGGGAGCGATTGCGTCATTCCACAACGCGGCCGGCGGGGGCGGGGGCGGCGGTGGGGGTGGCACCACGGGCAGTGGGAGCACGTTGCTCTTTGCTGTGTTCGGCGGCTAACCAGTAGGTACGACGGAGGCGGGCGGTGCGGGTGTCTTGGGTGAATTGGGCGAGTTGGGCGGCGCAATCCCCACAGCCGATGAGACAGAGCACGACGGGGAAGGTCACGAGTCCGGCGAGATAGGCGAGCGCGATCGACAGCAGCATCGGCACCTCCATGAGCGGGGAGATGAACGTACCACAGCCGGCCGTGATCGC